CGTGAGGTGGACTTCAAGCGTTACAACGCAAACCTAGATGACATCAACGCATCATCAGGTGACGCATTCTTGGACAAGTGCTATTCTTGGGTAATGGCTCAGGACGACATGGCGGGAAGCACGGCGGTATAAACTATGGCATTAACCATCAATCATCAAACAAACGACATCTCTGCAACTAGCGGGTCTATGACGATTGACGGTAGTTCTGTGGGTGCGGCTGACGGTATTTTCTATGAAAACGGTCAGAATGTTACTAGTAATTACACCATCACAAACGGCAAGAACGCTATGTCTGCTGGCCCAATCACAATCAACAACGGTGTCACTGTAACGGTTGGCGATGGCGAAACATGGACGGTGGTATAAATGAGTACACTTAAAGTAAATACACTAGAAGAAGCCACATCAGGTGGTGCGACCTATTTCACTGCTAAGGCGTGGATCGCTTGGAATATGAAAAACACACCTTCAATTCATGACGATGGAAATGTTTCTAGTATTACAGACCAAGCCACAGGAAAGCAGCAGATAAATTTTTCAAATAATTTGAGCCATGCAAATTATGCTGTTGGGGGTAGTGTTGCTAAAAATGACAATAATGACGATTTCAATGCAAGCTGCCACTTTAATGGATATAATGATGGCAACAGTGATGGAAACACAACAAGCAAGACGCACATACGATCTTCGTTTAACACAAGTAATTCAGCAATGGATACAGCTCGGGCAACTTGTATGGTGTTACTATAATGACCCAGTACCGTGTAATATTTGATGATCCAGACCACCTAGATGAACCCACGAAAGTGTTAGTACCTAGTGACCGTTGGATGAAAGAGGCGATGGAGGGCAACTTGCCTCCTATCAGTGTATATTGGGAGCTACAGGACGACGAACAGAAAGCGATTGCAGAAGGTCGTCACGACAAGTTTGAGCATGACAAAGCTAAATGGGAACGCCAATTCACAGCCCCTCGCATTGGTCCTCTGACTGAGGAAGAAGCGATTGAATATCTCTGTATGAAAGACTTGCCCCGCAAATGTTGGGCAGAAGAACACAACCGTCCAATGTTTAAAATAGTAACAGTCGATCAGGTGCCATCTGACAGGACGTTTAGAAATGCATGGGAGATGGCAGCATGAGTACGATAAAAGTAGATGCGCTACAGGACACAAGTGGTAATGGGTTTTACCCTGCTAGAGCTTGGATAAACTTTAATGGTACAGGCACTGTCGCTATTCGTGATGATGGGAATGTTAGTAGTATCACAGACAATGGCACAGCACACTACACTGTTACCTTTTCAAACAGTCTTTCAAGTGCAAACTATAGCGTAGGTCAGGCAGCGGGTTATAACACCACTGGTATACCTGATGTTGGTCATATGGGTATTGCAGGAACACCTGTGACGAGTAGCGTAGCATTACATTGTGTTGACACGACAAGTAATAGTGCATTTGATTACCCAATTTGCCATGCGCAGGTAACGATTTAGGAGAACCGCTATGACAACATACATCAAAATAGGGGCGACATCCTATAATGCCGCAGACTACGAAACCCCAGCAGAACGCACGTTTCGTGAAGGTTGGGAAGCAAACGCAGACACAGGCGTTATTTCTGTCAACATGACAAAGGCCAAAGACATCTGGCGTGACAAGATACGTCAAGCACGTGAACCTGAACTAGCCAAGCTAGACACTGCGTTTATGAAAGCCTTAGAAGCAGGTGCAGACACCACAGCAATTGTAGCGCAGAAACAGGCACTACGTGACGCACCAGCACATTCAGACATTGATGCGGCAACAACTCCTGATGAACTAACAGCGGTGCAGCCCATCCCTAACGTAACGGTGGAATGATATGGCTAATATCGTTCTTGGTAATAGTGCAAGTTATGGATCTGCTACTAACAATGCAGCAGGAATTGCTGCAGGATTAGGATCACGATTTGCAAGCGCATCTTCTGGAGCGCTCACAATCAAGAACGGTGTTAAAGTAGATAACTCAAACGCAAGTGATGCTAAGTTTATACTAGGCGATGGGACATCCCTTGGAATGACTGGTGGAGAAACTGTTTCATCTAACACACAAGGTCCACTTACTATAGATAGCGGAGGCATTTTTGGCGTAACTGTGACGATAAACTCTGGTGTTTATCTTTGGTCAGACAGTACTAGCAGCCCCGCATTGCAAATTAGTGTACCCTGCACTGTGGTTAATAGTGGTTATATTATTGGTAAGGGCGGAAACGGCGGTTCAAACACTGGAAGCGGATCTGCAGGTGGCCCTGCCATTGAAATAACTTCTAGCACAAGCGGTGTTACTATCCAAAATCAAAGCGGCGGTTATATTGCAGGCGGTGGTGGCGGCGGAGGTGGTCAAGGTGACCCTACTGACAGTGATAGAGTTCCAGGGGGCGGCGGTGCTGGCGGCGGTAACAGCGGATCAGGTTACAATAGTGGCGTATATACAGGCGGCAGTATTGGTAATATAGGCAACGGCGGCGGTGGATTTGGTTCAGGTTCTGTACCTGCCTCTCCAGGACATCACCAAGGTTATGGCGGGACTATAGATGCACAAGATGGTGGTGCGGGTAGATTTTCACGTCCAACTTCTGGCGGCAGAAAGCCAGATGGTACTACGACAGGCAATGCGGGTAATGGTAATGTAAAAGGTGGTGCTGGTGGTTTCTGGGGTGCTGCAGGACAAGACGGTCAAGGGTGGTCTGGAGAAAGGGGTTCAGGAGGCTCAGCTGGTGCGGCTATCAATGATAATGGAAACACCTATACACTTAGTAATAGTGGTACGATTTACGGAGCAACATAATGGCAACAAAATGGTATTATAATAGTGTAGCTTATAACACAGAAGCAGAAGCCAACGTAGCAGTTACTAATATAAAAGCCCGTCTGGACAACAATCCTACAGACTGGGTTATTGTTAAACAAGTTACTTATAATAGTGAAGAAGGGGGCTGGGTTGTTCCTTCAGAAACATTAACGGATGAAGAAATTAATAATCTTTCAGAAGATAATAATTACAATGTAAACTCAATATATTCAGGTACTACTTATACAGGCATTACTGGAGCAAATGCTATTTTAAAAATTACAGAACTTCGTACAGAATATGCAAGACGAATTAATGCTAATACTATTATGAAGCACTATGCGCCTACTAATGAAGATATGAGCATTTATGTATAATTTAAAACAAGGACAATAGGTAACACATGCTAGGATTTTCACCATTAGCCTCTGCACCGTTAGCGGATAGTGGTGTTACGTCCGTAGCCTACACAATGGAGGCTGCACAGGGCAGCTTCACGCTTACTGGTCAGGTAGTTACTCTTGATGTAGACCGTGTTTACACACTTACAGCTAACAACGGTAGCTTTAGTCTAACTGGTCAAACCTCTGACCTAGACAAAGCCTTAAACATTACCGCAGGGCAGGGGTCGTTTAGTGTAAGTGGTCAGGCAGCTACACTTACAGCAGACTTTAACATTACTGCTGGCAATGGCAGCTTTACTCTTACAGGTCAAACAGCAGACTTTACAAAGTCACTAAACATTACTGCTGGGAACGGTAGCTTTGAGCTAACGGGTCAAAGTGCAGAGTTAGACCCAGCGTATGTTATAGCTGCAAATAATGGCTCATTCAGTCTAACAGGCCAAGCAGCTAACTTCACTAAAGCCTTCTCTGTATCTGCGGCTAATGGCAGCTTTACGTTTACAGGACAAGATGCTCTTAAAGGTATCTCTGAAACTGCAGGGCTTGTATCCTTTAGTATTACTGGTCAAACAGTAGACTTTACTAAGTCTCTTACTTTCTCTGGTAATCAAGGCTCGTTTACATTATCAGGGCAAACCTCTACATTTAATAAAGACTTAAACTTAAATCTTAACAGTGGTAGTTTCACTTTTGCAGGACAGGATGCATTTAAAGGTATATCAGAAACTGCAGGGTTAGTGTCGTTTAGTATCGCAGGTCAGGCTGTAGATTTTACAAAAGACCTGAAGATTAGTTTAGACAATGCAAGCTATTCCTTGGCAGGATATGACGTTGCGTTTATTGAAGGTAAGGCTTTAATAGCCCAAAGTGGAAGCTTTACTGTAACGCCACAAGATAGTTCCTTAACTAAAGAGCTTATACTTGTTAGTGATGCCGCAAACTTTGACTTAACTGGGCAAGCATCAAGCGTAAATAAATCTGTAAACTTAGACCTAGAGTTAGGTTCTTATGTATATACAGGTCAAAACGCAAGTGTAACTACCTCGTTTAACATCTCAGCAGATCAAGGTAACCTTACACTATCTGGGCAGGATACAAACTTTGTTAAAGACCTTAATCTTGATCTGAATAGTCAAGCTTACAGCTTAACAGGTCAACAAGCTTCAATAGGCTTTAACTATAACGTTGCCTTAGATCAAGGTAGCTTTAGTTTTGCAGGACAGGATGCACTTAAAGGCATCTCAGAGGTTGGTGAACTTGTATCCTTTAGTGTTACAGGACAGCCTGTAGGTTTGACCAAAACACTGAATGTAGAATTAGGTCAGGCGTCTTACACTCTAACAGGACAAGACACATTAAAGGGTATAACCCTATCTACAGACTCTAGTTCTTATACCCTAAGCGGACAGGATGCTGGTTCTCTTAAAGTTCTAAGTATTATATCTTCAGTAGGCTCTTTTAGCTTATCAGGTCAAGAAGTTACATTAATAAAAGGTAAGGCCTTAGCTGTTGATAGTGGATCGTATGATGTAAACGGACAGCTTGCGAACTTTGACACCTCTGTTAAATTAGAGGTAGGCTCATACACAACCGCAGGGCAAGACCTTGTACTAACCAAGAGCCTTAACCTATCGGCTGAACAAGTCTCTTTTGCCTTTAGTGGTCAAGATGCTCTCAAAGCTATCTCCGAAGTTGCTGGCTTAGTATCATTCAGTGTAGATGGGCAAGACACTACACTAACCTCTATAAGGTCTTTTGGTGCAGACGCAGGTAGCTTCACTCTTACTGGTAAAGATGCTACTACACTAAGAGAAGTTAAACTTTCTGCTGAATCAGGTAGCTATGCAGTAACAGAACAAGATATAGCATTTGGTGTAGAGCTATCTATTGTATCTGATAATGCAGCGTATGTACTTACAGGTCAAGACGCAGTACCTAACATTAACAGAGTGATGTCTGCTGGACATGAAACATTTACTGTTACAGGACAAAATATAACAGTACGTGTTGGCAAAAATGTTGATGCTAATGCAGGTGTGTTTGTATTAACAGGGCAAGACCTTAATATTATTGCAATCGCAAGTCTAGTAGCTGCTAATGCAAACTATTCACTAACTGGTCAAGATATTGGTATAGGAACAGCTACACTTATAGCCACAACAGGGTTGACTGCTAACACAAATACTGTTACACTAGATGAAAACATTATTAGTTACAGCCCAGAGGACTACTCTCCTAACAGGGTACTATACCTAACAAAACAAGATACTAATAATACAGTACATATTCAACCTGAATCACGTACCGTGTACATAGCACCTCAAGACAATAGAACATCTGTTTATATAGCAGCGTAAGGAATACTCATGTCATACAAGTGGCCCGATAAAGATAAAGATGAAGTGGTAGACTACAGCGTAGACTGGTCACGCTTCTTAGGTACAGACACTATCTCTGCTGCTGTATGGTTTATCTATGATTCAGATGGTACTAAAGAAGAAGTATCAGATGCTGAGACAGTGAATGGCTTACAGTTTGTACAAGGCACTATCTCAGGTCAAGTAGCTACAGCTAGGTTTGGTTTAGGTACTAATAACATCCGTTATACTATTGGCTGTAAGATTACTACTGCTGACGGTCTTACGTATGAACGTTCTATCTTCCTACGTATTAAGGAGAAGTAAGACATGGCATATGATTATATTGGCTTAGTAAATGACGTTAACCGTAGGTTAAACGAAGTAGAACTAACTAGCTCTAACTTTGCTACCTCCACTGGTTATTATAGCTTTGCTAAGGATGCAGTAAACTCTGCCATTCGTCATATCAATCAGGAAGAATATGAGTGGCCTTGGAATCATGTGGAAGAGACTGAGGTTCTTGTAGCAGGTGAAGTAAGATACAGTTTACCTTACGATGCTAAGACAGTTAATATGAATACCTTTCGTATTAAACGTAATGATACGTTAGGTGTTGAAACTGTTAAACTAAAAATTATGTCTTACGAAGAATACCTTGACAAATATGCAGATTCCGAGTATAACTCTAGTACTGGTATTAGAACAGTTCCAACTCATGTTGTTAAGACTCCAAGTCGTGAACTTGTCTTTTATCCCTCGCCAGATCAAGCCTATGAAGTAGTGTATGAATACTTTTCTCTAGCCTATGATCTAGAAAATTCTACAGACGTTCCTAATCTACCCGAACAGTATCGTTATGTGATCACAGATGGTGCTATGTATTATGTTTATCAATTCCGTGGGGATCTACAAGCAGCTCAACTATCTTTAGCTAAGTTTGAACAAGGTATTAAACAGTTACGTAGTCTACATATTAATCGTACTGAATACCTTCGTGACACAAGAGTACATTACTAATGGCTACACAGTGGCAGACATTTCCTATTGAGTTTCGTGGCGGGTTGATCTCTAACTTGTCACCCCTACAGCATGGTACTAATGCTGTTGGCTCTGCTACAATCCTACAAAACTTTGAGCCTAACAAAGAAGGTGGTTACTCTAAGATCAAGGGTTATGAGAAGTTTAGCACTACTGCTGTAACAGGCTCTGGCCCTATTCTTGCACTAAAGGTGATTTCTTCTGGTCGTATGGTAGTGGCACGTAAGAATGCTTCTAACTTTACACAGTATTACTACGGTACAGGTACGACATGGACTAGCATGGCTACCAGTGCAGGTACTAATGGTGGTAAGGTTAGACACGCAGAGTTTAACTTAGATGGAAATGACAAGGTAGTATTTGTAGATGGTACTAACTACCCTGTAGTCTATAACACATCAGGTAACACTGCTACATTTATGACATCAGCTAATAGCACAGACGTGTTAGGTGCAGAGCATGTAGCAGTATTTAAGGGTACAGCCTTTTATGCCAAGGGTAATAACGTTTACTTTACTGCACCGTTTACTGTAGATGACTTTAGTGTAGCTAACGGTGCAGGTAGCATTAACGTAGGTAACGATGTTACAGGTCTTGTAGTATTTCGTGATCAGCTAATCATCTTTACTACCAGCACTATTAAACGATTGACGGGTAACACATCTGCTGACTTCCAAGTTTCACCTATTACAGATCGTATCGGCTGTATCAATGGTGATACTATTCAGGAAGTTGGTGGTGACATCATGTATCTAGCACCTGATGGTATTCGACTACTAAGTGCTACAGATCGTATTGGTGACTTTGGACTAGACATTGCATCGGATAGTATCTTTAAGGATGCTAATACTTTTATTAATAACTCTTCTATCTTTTCATCTGTACTACTACGTGAGAAAGCCCAGTATCGTATCTTTTCATATGTAGCATCAGAGCAGGATAGCACAGCTAAAGGTCTTATTGCTACTAAGTTTGTATCACAAGGTGCTGCAGGTATTTCTTGGGCCACAACAAAAGGCATCAAAGCCTATGTAGCTGATGGTCGTTACTCTGGGTCACAAGAGACAATAGCTTTCGCTAACGAGGATGGCTACATCTATGTGTTAGACACAGGTAGCGACTTTGATGGTGCAGACATTGAGGCTATATACGAATCACCCTTTATGCCTCTAACAGACCCACAGCTACGTAAAACATTCTATAAGATGACATTGTATGCTGAACCTACAGGTAGCATGAGCCTAGATGTTAACTTAAAGTTTGACTTTGCATCAGGCACAAGTACTGCTGTAGTACAACCTCAGACTATTACAGTTAGTAGTACGGGTAGCTCAGTATTCTTATATGGTGGTACAGGTTCTGTATTTGGGACAGCAACATTTGGTGGTGAGCTAGATGCTGTATATAATACAAATGTAATTGGATCAGGTAAAACAATAGCATTACGTATTGAGGATAAATCAACTAATCCGACATTCACACTCGACACAGCATTGTTAGAGTTTAGACAAAACGATAGGCAGTAATATGGCAGGATACACACGTCAGGACACAGCAAACAATATTGCTAACGGTAACGTTATTGATGCGGATGACTTTGATGCTGAGTACAACCAGCTAGAGTCAGCCTTTAACGCATCTAGTGGTCACTCACACGATGGTACATCAGGTGAAGGTGCACCTATTACAAAGGTAGGCCCAAGCCAAGACCTTGTAGTATCAGCTACACAGGTTCTACCTAAGACAACTAACACACTTGATCTAGGCTCTGCCAGTGTTCAGTTCAAAGATGCACACTTTGATGGTACAGTAGATGCTGATGCATTTACAGGGCCACTTACTGGTAATGTAACTGGTGACTTAACAGGTGATGTAACAGGTAATGTTACAGGAGATGTAACTGGTACCGTGTCAAACATCAGTAATCACGATACTGACGATCTATCTGAAGGTTCAACCAACCAGTATTATACTGATACACGAGCACGTAGCTCTATATCAGCTACAGGTAGTTTGAGTTATAATAGTGGTACAGGAGTTATATCTTTTACTCAAGGTGACACAGATACTGTATCGGAAGGCTCTACTAACCTATACTACACAGACGCAAGATCACGTAACGCTATATCGGTAACTGACAGTGGTGGTGATGGTGGTTTAGCTTATAGTAGTTCAACTGGTGTAATTACGTACACTGGCCCTAGTGCTTCAGAAGTAAGAGCACACATTAGCGGCGGTACAGGTGTAACAATTACAGACGGCTCTATTGCTATTGGTCAGGCTGTAGGTACGTCATCAAACGTTACATTCAATGATGTTGTAGTATCAGGCGATCTTACTGTATCAGGTACTACTACATATATAGATACAACACACCTAAACGTGTCTGACAATCAGATCATCCTTAACTACGATGTAACAGGTACACCTACACAAAATGCAGGTATTGAAGTAGAACGTGGTACGCTAACTAACAAAACGCTTATCTGGAATGAGACAGATGACAAGTGGACTGTAGGCAGTGAGACATTTGTAGCAGGTACTTTTGAGGGTGCGCTTACTGGTAACGTAACGGGTAACGTAACAGGTAACGTAACTGGTGATGTCACAGGCAATGCTGATACAGCAACAACACTAATTACAGCACGTACTATTGCAGGTCAGAGCTTTGATGGCTCTGCTGATATTAGTATTGCCCCTACAGACCTTACTGGTGTTACGGCTACAGCCACAGAATTAAATATAGTTGATGGTAGTACAAGTGCAACTGCTACAACGTTAGCGGATGCTGACCGTGCAGTTGTAAATGACGACGGCACGATGGTGCAGGTCGCCATGACGGACTTCACCACATACTTTGAATCTAACATTGATGCTCTTTCAGGGGTAACGATTACGGATAGTGAGTTAGCAGGTGCCACTGTTGAAAAGTTTACAAACAACACTTCATCCGCTTCAGGAGCGTTTAACTTTGATTGTAAAACACAATCGGTATACTTAAACTCTGCTACCGCCTCTGGAAACATACAATTAAATTTTAGAGGTGACGCCTCTACCACTTTTGCTGATATCGTTCCTGTAGGTAAATCGTTGACTGCAGTTTATGCATTGAACAATGGAACTACACCCTACTATGTTTCTGATGTCAAAATAGACGGCGTTTCGCAACTGAGCGGTCAGGAATTCTTTTGGCAAGGTGGGACGCAACCCTCCTCTGGGAACGCAAGTGGTATGGATGTATACACATTTACTTTCTTTAGACGAAGCTCTAGTGGATGGACTATCTTTGCAAACAGAACTTTCTACGGTACATAGGATTAGCACATGCCATTACTAAGTACATTAGGATCAGCATCAAGTCATTCATTTAAACGCTCTTACAGTGATGTTATCTACCATGTTGTTGGTAGTGGAGGCGGCGGTGGTGGCGCAGGGAACGGTACGGCAGGTACAGCGGGTGCCACAACTAGTATATCTGGGTCAGGCTTCACTACAGTAACATCAACAGGTGGCGGTGGTGGCCTTGGAGGTCAAGGTGTTGTAGATGGTGCGGGAACATCTCCTGGTGCAGCGGGTGGTGCGGGGACTATCATAGGCGGTGTTGAGCGTGGCGCAGGTGGCAATGGTGGATCAGGTCGTAGCTCATCAGGTAGTGGCGCTGATTACGATCTAGGTGGCGCAGGCGGCGGCGGCTCAGGCGGTCAGGGTGGCGCACAACCTGGTGGCGGTGGCTCTCCTGGTGGTGCAGCAGGTCAATACAAAACAGGCACTCTATCAAACATTGCTGTAGGTACAACTATAACAGTTACTATAGGTTCTGGGGGTACAGGAGGCACAAACTCACATGGTGGTACAAACGGTCAGAATGGTGGTAATGGTTTTGTACGCCTAACTATTAACGGCACAAATTACGACTTTACTTCATCTGGAACTTATACGGTGTAATTATGAGCAACATCAACTTGACACCAGATATTTTATATAGGTAACCTGTAAAATGAAGTTTGAACAAGTAATAGGCGTCTTAAGTGTATCTATTTTAGGTTGGGGTGCAATGCAGCTTTATCAAATGAAAGCTGATATGGCTGTTGTAACATATAAAGTAGAAGAAAACTACAAGATGATCAAACCTATGTGGCAAGATTTTTTAGTTCGTAGTAATCGACTGGCAGAAAAATGACTTGTCTTATATTCCTTGTAGGATTTGGTCACAGCTTCTACGATGGATTTTACAAGTCTTGTTTGTATAAATGTTCTGATAATACCAGAAAGTACTACAGAGTAACACCAGAATATATTTGCCCCAAAGAGATACGAGTTAATGATTGACCCTATTACAGCAGTTAGTGTAGCAACCAGTGCTTTTACAGCTATACAAAAAGCCGTAGCTGCGGGTAAAGAACTAGAAGACATTGGCAATACATTGGGTCGTTGGGCTGGTGCTATGTCAGACATTAACTGGCTAGAACAAAAGGCTAAGAACCCACCGTGGTACAAATCATTTACAGGTAGCCCTGAATCAGAAGCCATTCAAATATTTGCTGCTAAAGAAAAAGTTGAAAAGCAGAGAAAAGAAATATTACAAATGGTTACTTATATGTATGGTAGTAAGGGTAAGGAACGGTATCTTGAAACACTTAGAAAAGTTAAAGAGCAACGTAAGAAACATGCTTACCGAAAAGAAGAAATTAAACAGGCGATTGTTGAATGGGTTGTTGGCATACTGGTCATGGTATCAGGGATTGCTATCCTCGGCGTGGCATTTTATTTCGTCGGTAAAAAGCAAGGAAAATGGTAGGACAGATAAATGATGCAGTTTGCAGGATTTACCCCTAGACAAAAATTCACCATCCTAAGTAAGATGGGGTATGGCGGTCCAGCTCAAGATGATGAGATGGAAGCATTCATGATGTCTAGACCAGAGTCACGTTCGTTAGTACAGAAGCTAGAACGTAAAGCTCGTCAGATGCAGGGCATCAGAAACATGAACGAGGGTGGTGATACAGGTGAGATAGAGTTAACGGAAGATCAAAAGAAACTTCGTGAAGCGGCTGGTAATGTGGCCTTAAAAGCTTACTCTGATCCAGCATCACTAGCAAAAAAACCTGATGTTACTGAGATAACTGAGCAACCAGGTACTATTATAGATGGTACTACAGTCGGACAGGTTGGAGATCCAACTAAAGTAACGACCACTACTACTGCAGCCCCAACAGATATCACTGCTGAAACTTATGCAGCTTCTCAAACAAAACCTGCTATAACTACAGCTTTAGAAGATGTTAGTGCAGCACAAGGCACTGTATCTGATGAAGCGCAAGTAACTGCGGCAACTAAAGAACCTACAGAAACTGCAGTCGGTGATCTTGAAGCTGCTCAAGGTACTGGTATTCTTATGGAGAACCCAGTTCAAAGAGAGATTCAAGAAGGTGAACTTATCTCTGGAGTTGCAGATGCACAAAAAGCTGCAAAGTTTACTGAGCAGGTTCAGGCAGCTCAAGCAACACCTACAGAAAAAGCCACTGTACAAGGTCAACTAGATGGTCTTATGCAGCAGTTTGAAGGTGGTAATACACCAGCATGGGCAGCAGGAGCAATGCGAGCAGCTACTGCAACTATGGCAGCACGTGGTCTAAGTGCTTCTAGTATTGCAGGTCAGGCTGTAATCCAAGCTGCAATGGAATCTGCACTACCTATTGCACAAGCAGATGCATCAACTCAAGCATCTTTTGAAATGCAGAACTTGACTAACCGTCAACAACGTGCTATGCTTGCTGCACAACAACGTGCAGAATTTATGGGGCAAGAGTTTGACCAAGCATTCCAAGCTCGTGTTCAAAATGCAGCTAAGATTGCTGACGTTGCCAACATGAACTTTACTGCTGAACAACAGATTGCTTTGGAGAATAGTCGTATTGTTAATACGATGAACTTGCAGAACCTTTCCAACAAGCAAGCTATGGTAATGGCAGAAGCTGCTGCTGTATCTCAACTAGAGCAACAAAACCTGTCGAACGAACAGCAAGCTGCTGTACAAAATGCTCAGTCTTTCTTGCAAATGGATATGCAGAATCTATCTAATGAGCAACAGACACAAATGTTTAAAGCTCAGACAGTTGCTTCAGCTATCTTAACAGATACCGCAGCTGACAATGCGGCTAAACAATTCAATGCTTCTTCTGAAAACCAAACAAAACAGTTCATGAAAAACTTAGCTACTCAAGTGGCTATGCAAAACACTGCACAGTTGAATGCAGGTGAGCAGTTCAATGCTCAAGTTCAAAATAATAGAGATCAGTTTAATGCTACGAATGGTCTTGTTGTCGCACAATCTAATGCACAGTGGAGACAAAACATTACAACACTTAACACTGCTGCACAAAATGAAGCTAACATGGTAGTTGCGCAATTAGCAAACAACATTACCACTGCAGCAATGGAACAGCTTTGGCAACGTGAACGTGATATGATGGACTACGCTTTCAAAGGCACAGAGTCTAGTAAAGAAAGATCACTTGAACTTATCTTAGCTGATAAAAAATATGATGAGTATGCTAAGGCTAGAGCTGATGCGGAAGATACAGCTAAGTGGGAATTTTGGACAGATATTTTGTTAGGATAAATCATGTCATCATATAAAAAACTTTTACTCACAGCTAGGGAACAAGCTGACTTAAGATTTAGAGAAAAGGGTCTTGGCAAACGTACACGTAAGTTTGTAGATAACGAAGAAAACTCTGACCTCTTATCTGGTCAAAGCCTTGTACCTCAAAGAGTAAGGCAAGATGTGTCACAAGAAGAAGACTTCATGACCTCTTACTACAATAAGTTGTATGAACAAAACCAAGAGTTGAAAGAACAACTTAGAGATACATCACCAGTACCTAAAACTTATGAGCAAGTTATTGCCAGACTACAACACCCAGAAAAAGCAGAGAGTTTAAAATCTGATACAGCATTCATGGCTAAACTTGCAGAGATGCAAGAGAGCTTTCCTGGTTTAAAAGAACAAGAAGTTTTTAAGGTTATTGAAGGTGAATCTCGTTATAACCCTCAAGCTAAAAGTAAAGCTGGGGCAGTAGGTCTATTTCAGATGATGCCTGAAACACTTGCTGAACTAGGGTTTACACCTGAAGATATATTAGCAATGGAACCTACAGAGCAACTTTCTGTTTATGAGGGCTATCTAAAACGTTGGAACTATGATGGTTCCTTTGGGCTTGGTATTGTTCAAGCTGCACCTGCTTACCGTAAGTCGTCACCCGACACTGTCATATATAAAAAAGGTAGTAAAGAGTGGAAGATGAACCGTGGTTGGCGTGGCCCTAACAACGGTGACATCACTAAAAGAAGTATCGAAGCATATTACGGAAGGGCTGAATAATGTTTAGTGCTCCAATTCCAGGACAATCTCTCACATCAGAACCAAGAAACTATCCTTGGGAAAACCCACCAGAGTATGCTGCTCCAGAGGATGCTTTGATGTGGCACATGGACAGATTGAAAGACCCTAAGAAAGTAGAGGCTATGGCCAGCCTACTTACAATGGGTCTTGATGTTGTCACGATGACTGAAGGTATCCTTCGTGGTGCTGTAGCAGAGGGTCGTCATAGTATTGACGTATCACTTATCATCGGTCCAGTTATCCATGAGTATATTGTAGGCATTGCAGAAGCTGCTGACCTTGACTACAACGAGGGGCTAGAAGATAAAGATGAGCTTGGTATAGAAGATGTTGAGTATTCTGTTCGTTCTAAACAGGCTGAAGAAATACTCAAGTCACTTGAGGAAGGTGAGGATGTTGATCTGTCTGAAATGCAGGAACCTTCACCAGAAGTTATGGAAGAGCCAGAGGAAGAAGTGACTGAAAAACCTATGGGCCTAATGGCACGGAGAACTTAAGATGGGTATGTGGCAAGGTATAGCAAAAGGTTATCAGTCTGCTCAACAAAGAAGAGCTGCTGAAGAAGATCGTGAACTAACTCGTCGTAGAATAGAGTTAGCTGAAAAAGAGTTTGATCAAAACTCTATGCTTAAACGATTGGAACTTATTAAGAATATTAAGAGTAAGTTCGGTGGTGTGACAAACACTAAAAGATCTAACGGCACATCTGGTGACACTAACGTCAACCGACTGATGAACGTACTTACTAAACGTTTTAATGTACCTAAAGAAACACTCTCTGAGTTGTATGCAAGTGGTGGTGTTGAAGCTATTAAGTCAGCCCATGACCTTGCCACACAGTACGATGAGCAATTTAGAACTGGGCAGTTTACTGGAGCTTCTCCAGAATCTGTTATCGGAGAAATGCTAAACACAGCTATTGTAACTGCTCCAGAAACCAGAACTATTGATTGGGAGTCGATTGAAGAAGAGCTTGGTATGGAGATTGATGAAGCCACTAGAGAAATGGTTGGGTCTGAGATCACAGTACCAGGTGCAGTAGACTACACTTCTCCAGCTCTTATTGAGAAGCCAAGTTTATCAGAGTTAGACCAAGCAAATAAGATGGGTATCTCTAATGCTGAATCTCTAGCTCGTGATGAAACAAACCGTATTACTAATAGAATCAATCAGCTTCGCAATAAAGAAACTTTAGATTCTAACGAACAAGCAGAGCTTGACTGGTTGACTGAACGTGGTGTAGCTATCGACAATGCTATGGAAGCTTATAAGAACGACAGCTTTACACCGCTTATCGAACTGTATGGTTCTGAGTTTATGAGTACCATAAAAGAATTTTATCCTAACCTTGAAGATGCACCACTAAATCCTGCATTCAGCTCTGCTGCAGAAAGAGAAATTTCAGTTCCTAATAGGGCAGTGGCTACACAGCTATTGGCTGCAGGTATCTTGAGACCTGGTATGACTGTAAGGAATATGGAAACAGGTAAAATAATTCCTATTGGGGGTTAATATGGAAGAGTACGAAGATGTACTAACTTTAGAGGAAGTTGGAATTGAACCCCCACTTACTTCTGATGAAATACTTGGGGAGTATGAAGCTCCCCTTTTAAATACACCACCCAGTTTAAAAGCTGAAAGCGTTCCTGTATCAGCCAACGCTTTGGTAGATTTAGACTCCATCTTAAAAAGATACGGCAGACAATTAACCAAAGAAGATATCATTAACGATGATGATCTGATGGAAGTTGTACGGTCTAGCCTTGAAGCTAGATTTAAACCTGTTGGTACAGTTGGTGGTGTGTATCGTGGAGTTTCTGGTTTATCTGGTGCTGCTGTTGGTGGTACTGGCCCCCGTAATTATAGGGACATGGATGCAGAGGAAGCTTTTGAAACTTGGCAGAATTATCAGAGGTCTTTTGCTGGTGGACAATCTGTCACCACTGCTAATGAAGTAGTGTACGGGTTAAATGCTGATGATGAAATCAGACACAGACTAGGTGCTGGATACTACTTGTTTGATAACATGACTAATGCCTTTACTGGGGAAGGTTCTTGGTCAGAGATGGGTGATGCTATCTGGGATTACGGTAAAGCTGCTGTGTATGATCCCACCACTTTACTGTCGTTTGGTCTTGGTAAAGCTGTAAGCTATGCAGGTACTAAGGCTTCCACTGCTGCAGCTAGATCCATGATGATCAAGGGCTTTCAGGAGTATGTTAAACAAGGTATGAGTAAGACTGCTGCTAGAAAGGCAGTAGGACAAGTTGTAGCCAAAGCTGCCCCAGCCGCTACAGCAGATGCTATCATCAACATGGGACTTGATGTAGCTTACCAATCCCAACTTATTAGAACAGATGTACAAGAAGAATACAGTGCTGCACAGACTGCTTTATCTGCTGCAGGTGCTCTTGTTATACCTGCACTTGTGGCTGGTACAACTGGTATCGGTGCTCTTAGAAAGAGTGACCTACTCAAGGATACCTTTATAGGTTACAAAGAGATTGATGTACCTAACATCTCTGCTGCTCAAGCTGTCGAACTTAACCGTAGAAGAACAAAGGGTGATGTGCTTGTAGATTACCTGAGTGCTAACTTCGGTAAACTAGAGGGTAGCTCTGGAGACTTCCTTGATTGGGAAAGACTTAAGGCTCAAGCAGATGGTAACATTGCTTGGAACAAAGAGAACATGACTGATACAGAAGTTCTCAACGCATTCTTTAAAAGATTCTGGTTAGGTTCTGTTGATGGGGAAGTTGCAGGATACTACCAAGCATTAAGAGAAGCTGGGTTTGTTGTGCACAAATCTATGGTAGATGAGTACGGTCTAACAGGATCGTTTGCTCAAGCTATTAAGTTTATTAAGCCAGAAAAAATTACTGAGATTACAGATGCTTTTGAGCAAGGCACTGGGTTGAAACTTAATATTACAAAGACACCTCAAGGTTTAGCAGATCACTTTGCTAAGTCGTCTTCACTTGCTGGTCAAACATTGTGGCTACCTTCACAACTATCTCGTCTAGAGAAGATGGGTAGGGCCGATGCTATTACAGCACTAAAGAATATGGGTGCGACAAGTAAACCTGCTGATGATCCAAAGACTTTTCAATTTGGTTTATCAATTTATAAGAGACTGCTAACATCACACTTGTCCACAACTGGTGCAAACATTAAAGGTTTTACACAGCTTGTATCTCTAAATACTGCTGCTGACTTTGCTACTGCTGCAATTAATATGACTAGAGCTGGTGTGTTTAAAGCTTTTGGTGATGCTGACTCTGCTGCAAAGTATTACAACCGTGCATATGGTTCTGCTCTAGGTGCCGTAAGGCGTGGTGTTTCTGTACTATCTCCAGAGCTTGAGTATGAGTATGCTGAAAAGATTCTAAACCTAAACCCAAAGACTCAAGAAAAATTATTTAGAGATATCTCTGGTGATAGTGGTGTCAATCAAGCGCTTAAAACTTTCAACTTAGATCCAAACAACAAAATTGCTGCAGGTATGGACTCTGTAACCAAAGGTGTACAGACAGCAACGATGGTAAGACTTCAAGATGAGATCACAAAAACTTGGGCGTTTGGTAGTAACGTTAACCAGGCTATCATGCGAGAGTATGGAGTAACTCCAGAAAAATTCTTTAGTCGTTCTGATGTTGCTATTGAAATGGCATCTGAAAGATTTCAGACAAACGTCCTAGAGAAAGCAACTTACAGAACTCTTCGTGAGACTGCATCTGTAAACTGGTCTACACTTCCTGGTAACAGAGGGTTCAGAGCTGCTGCTAAGTTCGTTGAAAAGATGACGAACCAAACTTTAGTAGGTTTTCTTGTCCCATTTGGTAGTTTCTTTAACACTACTGTAGCTACAATGGCTGACCTATCTGGTGCTAATGCTATGCGATTTGCATATAAAAGAATGACTGGGCAGGAGTTAGACTTTGTTACTCAAGAAGGTGCCGAAGCTTTTGGTCGTATGGCTGCGGGTTGGAGTGCTGTAGGACTAGGAATTTATGGTACAGGTGGTTCTATAGATCGTATCCAACAAGGCTTGGGTTGGAGCCAAGATAGAAATGATGATGGTTCAATAGAAGATAGAACCTTTGACTGGCCTGCCTCTACTATGCGACTTGTAAGTCAAATAATAGGACACGCTTCAGGTGGTAGCAAGAATCCACAAGATTGGAAATTTTCAGAGATTCCTTCTGACCTTTGGACAGAACTAGGTATCCAATTAGGTGGTCAGTCCATTCGTGATCTAACAGATTTTGAAAGAAGTTTTTACGAATATGTATCAGCACTTGGAGAAATTAAAGAGTCTCAACTTGTAACTGGTGAATTTGCAGGTGAAACTGTAAGTAAGTTTGTTGAGTTTACTGAGGACTTACTGCTCCCACCTTTAGGCAAAGCTTTTCAAGGTGCGACAAGACCTCTTGATCCAGTAAACCAAGTGGTTGGTTTGGTTACTGATGCTAACATGACACCTGACCTAAGACAAGGGCCAGAGAGATACAACCAAGCTTTTAAGTATATCAATAACTTGTTCTCTGGACTAGGCTCATCTTCTGACTTACCACGTAGGGCAACTCCAACAAGAGGCACAGACCTTGAGACTGATGTTGGTAAACAGATTATGGGTGTTCGTGGTTCTCGTGAACCAAACCTGATTGAAACAATGTTGAATGCTGCAGGTAAACCTTACTGGAAATCCATACGGTTTGAAGGTCCAGCTGAAGTAAAGAACTACATGGATGGTCTTGTGGCTCCCTACCTAAACACTGCAGCCAGAAAGTACCTTAAGCAAAACCCAGAGTTTTTTAAACTACCTCAAGCTGATAAGGAAAGAATACTTAATAGTGTTCTTGAGGAAGCAAGAACAAATGTAACTTCTGTTATGCAAACTGGACCTATCCCTAGAAACCTAGAGATGGTCAGGGTTTTGTCTGGTAAAGATAAAGATAAAGTCAGTAATGTAATGAAGTTCTTAGGTATTCAAGGTGACTTGGAAGACATACTAAAAGAAGAGGATGCACTAAGCACCCTCCAAAAAATTGATTACTTTGTAAAGTATTACGACCGTATCTTCCACGGTGATCTAAAGCTAGACTAATCCTCTAACATCTTATCTGCCCACTCATAAGCCTCTCGTCTTATCTCTTCAAATCTAAGGTAGCCACCCCTGTGTGCAGCAAGTAACCCCGCAAGTGCTTGACCTGCAAGGTATACTCTAGCTGTCATGGGAGGTTCCTTTATAGCTTTCACTTCACGAAACTCTTGGGCTTCTTGCTCAAGGGTTTTCTTTTTTGGTCTGCCCCTAGGTTTCTTTTGCTCCATACTATCTCCGTGATTGTTGTTGGATCAAAGCTTCAAGATACCACCGTGCTTTCTTCAAGTCTTCTAAACCATTCTTGTATCGCCATCGGTGTAAATATTTGGCAACGTTACCACGATAGTAACCAATCAATTCTTCATCTGTTAAGATGTCTTTGATATAGTCAATACATTCAATGTCACCTTGACCATAATGCTTAGGACTGTTTACATTGTCTGTAGGAACAACATTGTGAAACTCAATCTGCTTTTTCATAACCCCTCCTTCAAGAATATTTTAACCCACTCAGCACAGATATCTGATCTAATAATGTCGTCAATACCGAACTCAATGATCGGTATCGGTAACATATGTTTTTTAGCAAGGTGAATAATCTTTGATAGACCATCCGCTTCCTTCAGATCAGACTGCTGAACATCACCATTGAGAACGATCTTACTGTTTTCACCTACACGAGTCAACAACATTTTTAATTCGTGAGTAGTAATGTTTTGTGTTTCGTCTACGATAATAAACGAGTCATCAAAACTACGACCACGCATCAGTGCAAGTGGTGCCATTTCAATGTTACCATTCTTGATAGCTGTATCAACAGTACCCTTACCCAGATGCTTTGTGAGAACGTCTAGGACAGGCAATGCCCAAGGGTAAGTCTTTTCTTCTAGGGTACCTGGCAAGAAACCTAAGTCCTTACCTACGGCTACGTGAGGGCGTGTGATAACAATCTTATCAATCTGTTTTGTAACATACATATCAGCAGCATAGGTAGCTGTAACATACGTCTTACCTGTACCAGCAGGACCAAGGATAAGGACTTGACTGGAGCTACGTAAAGCTTCTATTAAATCCCTTTGACGATCTGTACGTGGTACTAACCCAGATACCTGCTTATTGTCTGCATTTTTATAGGTAGTCTTTCGTCTAGTTCTTTTTGGTTTAGACGGAAAGTCTTGTATATTCATAGCTGAACCAACTCTGCTTTTGCATAAGGAATGTGAAAGAATAACTCACCTGGTTTGATGTACCTGCCTTTAGCTTCCCCAAGGCTCTCACGTGTAAGTAGTGTATCCTTAATACGCCAAGCTTGTTTCAAGTCCTCACGAAAGACATAGAAGTTTAGCACCCCATCGTCACCCTCATACTTATCAAGGAGTCTTTGCTTACGTTCAGGTATACGTATCTCCTTCCAGTTAGTAGGCCAGTCTCCTGTCCAAGCAACCTTAACCTCAGCTTCATTAAGAAATGTAAGGCCATGCTTTTGTGAAACAACATCTACAAAGTAGTTTTCCTTTATGTTTACAATCACATGATCTTTAGACTTAAGATATCCTACTAAAGCATCCTTTGCTTTCTTGTCATAGGCTTCATACAAAGCTCTATTAAAAGCTTTACGAATGGGCTTTTGCATGTTCCAGATACTCCTTTAGTTCTGTGTAACCGCCGATGTGTGTACCTTTTTCATTAAAGATTTGAGGTACTGTAGTGATACTAGATCTTTTTAATAGATAAAGCAACCAACTACTAGATTTAGATTGGATATTATATTCTACATAACTGATGTTACTACTCTTCATAAGTTCTTTGGCTGTGTCACAAAAGTTACACTGGTCACGTGTGATTATCACGTACATCTTTTCTCCATTTTAACTCAGCTAAGAGTTTTCTCTGTTCGTAATCAGACATTATAATCCAATCACGTATTTCATCTACGGTTCGGTTACACCCCACGCACTCACCGTTTTCTATGCGGCATACGAGTACGCAGGGTGACTGTTGGCTACCTACACTAGGTCTACGATTTCGCATGAGTCACCAGAGCAAGCCATTGTCTGCATTGCTACAGTGTTATCTTCTTCTTCATACTCTGATAGCTTTGTCCAGTCAATTGATTTAGGCATAAGTTCTAACAATTGATGATAGTCACTTGCTCCACAATCTTGATAGGGTGCTTGTTGATAAGTGTGATCAGAGTGTGGTAAGAATGACACACCGTACATCTCATCAAAATGTTTGTACACAAATGCACCTACATCTAACCACTCATCATCACGTACTGAGATAGTCACCGATGGTTTATGCTCACACCACTCACGTTGGTAGACAAGCCAAGTCTCTAGCTGTTCAATAGCCGTCATATCATTACGTGTCACAGCATTGTCTGGCGACTTCTGAGGAAAACTAAACACTGTGGTCGTGTCACCTTTAAATACACATGGCTCATGAGGAATACCTTGGTCTTTCATGAACTGAGTAAGAGGATCTTTATTGTCCCCTCGTACAGTCCTAATGTAAAACCGTGAGTGGCGAGCATGGATTCCAGATGCTGAATCAACAAGCTGAGAGACAGTGCCGCTTGGCTTAACGCACGTGATACTAGCAGATACAGGGATACCGAGACGATCAGCCCACTCAGCATTAGTATCAACAGCAACTTCACGGAGATAACTAAGAGTTTTTTTAAGAGCAGCATTCTTTGTAGTCAGTAATGGGTTATCCATTATCCCTGTGAGAGACACACCGAGCAGTCGTTCTTCTTCTGTATTTCGTTGCCACACCTTTCGCAAGTATGGGAACTTGGTGTAGGTGGATTGTATTGTCCCAAGGATTGTAGCCAATCGTACCTTGCGAGCAAGATCGTCGATAGTATCCGTAGCACGGACAACACACTCTGTAAGATTACAGAACTGATACGGACGAAGGATAATTTCAGAACAAGGATTAGTTCCAAAGTCATGCCCTGCATCACGTCTGCCATATCTTGCAGCTTGCTTCTTAGATGCTTCACGGTTAAATACTCCTCTTTCACCTGACTTAGATTCTACCAGTGCAGTCCACTCACGCATAAATGTTTCTACATCTGGTTTTTCTGTGTACGACACAGAGTTGTTTGCCAAAGCACGGTGAGCTGCAGTCTCCCACCACTGCCCTGACTTAGCATGGCGCATACGATCATCACTTAGGTTGGACAAGGAGATCATAGCACTGCGGCGTACACCACCTACAACAACGATCTGTCCAATAAAACACATAAGGTCATGACATTCGATAGAACTTAGCTTACGCCCTTGAGCATTCTTAAATGTAGACACAGCAAAGTTAAACAGTTCAACCAATGGAGCTGGGCCTGATGCTCTACCGCCAAACGTTTTAAGTCTTGCACCTGCAGGACGTACTCTGCTAACATCCCACTTAGGAATCTCACCAGCCCAAAGGAGTGCTAACACTTGACGGAAAGCTTTCGCCCAACCTTCCTTACTATCCTTCACGACGACTGTGGTATCACTCTCAAACAGATGTGGTACTTCTGGGAGCTTAGTGATGTACTGCCGTTCTACAGAGAAACCAACCCCCGTGCCACAGAGGAGGATGTACATCGCTTCGTCGAAGCTTTTCGGATCATCTACTGGGAGATATGAACAGTTGTACCCTGCTGTGTTGTCACGATCTAGTGCAGGACCAGCAGTCATCATAGCTCTCATGGATGGCATGATCTCTAAGCCAAGAATAGCCTGTTCAATATCATGAGCTACATTCAAATTATCTTCATTAGCACCACTATCAATCACAGGTTCGACAACGTTATCTATATATCGGGATACAGTTTCATCCCAGTTCTCACGCCCCTTACCATCAAAGTACTTAGCATAGCGAGACTTGTGAATGAATGACTGGTAGTCTGTTGGTAAATAGTTGCTCATTTCTTTTTAGTCTCCCCAATTGCAATAAACATAAACCCTAGTATGATAATGAGTAGTATAGATATAGCTGTAATTATTGAACCTATCATCGTTTATCTCCTGACCCTGACAGTGTTCCACGTTCTTTTCTTCCATACAGTTTTTTAAGGTTAGCGTCAGCTAAGTCTTTTAAGTCTACGTTTAGATCACGACATAGAGCTGCGATATACCACAGACAATCCCCCACTTCATCCGCAATAGCCTGACGATCAAAGGTACCGTCACGCATAATCTTCTTAACCTTATTAGCTACCTCACCTGCTTCTGCAGCAAGTCCCAATGCAGGGTAAATTACAGCATGTTCCTGCTTATAGATAGCAGTGTGTGCTGCTGCACGTTGATAATCATTTAGTTGACCTGAGTCATAGTAGTCCCAGGCTTCAAGATCAGTTTCATTGATCATTCTTTACCTCACATTCTAGTATTTTAATATCGTCTATATCGTATATGGAGTCTTGAATTAACTCAGATAAAACCTCTGTGTTATCTCCAAACGTCTCCAAAAAGTTTGCATCTGGGTCAACCTCAAGGATCATATGAATTTCAAACTTCATGGCGAACCCCTAGTTATATCCAGCAGTGTTGTCCATGTCAATGACAATAGGATCTATGCTAGATTTAAAATGAGACTCCCATTCGTAAGCATCATCAAAGTCTTCAAACCAAAAGTTATCTTCGCCTAACACACCATCTACCTCTGCCTGACAAACCATAAACCATTTAGCCCCTTCGGGAGCATCTTCACCTGACTCTTCTACACTGATTGGCCCTTGTAACACACGCCAAATTTTAACTTCCATTCTTTTCACCCCATACTTTTAACAACTCTATGTAGTGTTCAATGTCTATCATAACAACCCAAGGTTTACGGTCAGCCCTAAAGAACACAACAGGTTCACCTTTACCATGGTTAGCTGCTTGATCCAAGAAGTCATAGACAGTTTTAAGTGCGGCCTTACGCCGCTTCACTTCAATAGTGATTGGAAGTTTTTTTCGTACAGCAGGAGATAGCTGTATGTCTTCCCCAGTATCTCCCATAGTAGTAGACTTGATATCGTCAGGTTCAAACTCTGGAAAGGCTTCCAGTAACTTGTCTCTGATTTCATTCTGTCCAAGCCTACCCTTATTCTTTGCGGTCCTAGCCATCAGTAACCTCTGGAACTTTCGGTGGCTTCTCCACATGTACTAAGTATTCTATACCATAAGAGTACTGATACATCTTTAGGTTGGGCCAACAAGCTTTCTTGTATTCACAGAACTGACAAGACTTATCTAGCTTGGTGTTAGGGCTAGACTTGCTGGCAGGTACGGGTGATATACGTTCAGTAGGTATGTCACCTGACACCAGTTCTTTTGCAGCAAGCATCTCCTGCTCTTTAGTTTTAAGCTCTTCTGTAAAGTCATAAACATCTAAGCAAATCTCCCCATTAACTTTATCAATTGCTAAGAATGCACCACGTGTTTTGTCTGTTACAAGCGGATCATCTTTAGCTGCATAAACATAAGAAGATAGTTGGCTGATGTAACCAAAGGGATCGTTACCACGTAGATCACCTTCCTTAAACTTCTTAAATGCATATGGGCTGCAAGACTTAACGTCAATGGTCATACCATCAATGACTGCATCACGGTGTCCACGAATACCATGAACATTAAGTCTGTCTTGAGAACCTTTAAGCTCATGGCCTGATGCAATGACCATCGAAAGAATTAGTTCTTCGATCATGTCACCATAGAAAAACTTAAGTAACATGTTAGCGTCAAGAGGCTCGCCAAAACCTGGCTTGTTTATTTTATACCAAAGCTTTCGCTTACATGGTGTGCCGATAGACGAAAGAGATAGATACCCACGAGGTTCTTGCGGCTTACTAAATCTTTTGTTGGCAGACATTGCTATGTTATTACCTAACATCGAACCTATCGTACCATTCCACCCGCCACGGCCATAGATAACTGACTCAATGTCCTCGACTAGAGTATCAATCGTTTTCATACTGTGTCCTTAAAAAGTAGCCCCCCGAAGGGGGCCGTTAGTTTAGAATAGAACTTCGTCATTTACTTTTTTAACTGGTGCCTCTGACGAACTTGCAGACACAGTATTAGCTGTGATGATTTCCTCATCACTTACAAGCTCGATTACCTTAATCGAATCGAGGCGTGTTCCAGCTCGGTTCTTGTAAGAGGTGTCGTATACAGACAGCATTACCTCTACACTAGAGCCGTTACCAATGGGACCATCACTATCAAAATCCCAAGGAGTCCCATCAGCATGAGTAACATTAGGCGCACCACTATCCCAGTCACGGCCCGTGTTAAACTTACGGATGAACTTTGCCTTGAACATACCATTACCTACATCCTTTGGCTGCTTAATAGAACGTGATGCTTTTAATGCAGCAACGTTAGCTTCATCCATAATCAGATCAATAGTACAAGCACCATCATGTACTTCATAAGCACCCTCATAACCTTTGAGGTCACGGTTTTGTTCAAAGACTTTTGCCCATTCGGCAGTTCCAGTTAGTTTTACTTTTCTTGTAGCCATTCGGCCCTCCATATTAGTGAACGTCACTATAGCGTTGACCATATTGAATATCAATACCTAAGTCAACATTTAATTTAAGGTCTTCATTAAGTTTTTCAATAGCCCAATTCAATGCATCACTGTGCTCATTCTGTTCTCCTTCTTTGACTAAGTTAATTGATTCGTCATGGAACTGACCGATGATGTTGGATCTACGTGTACGATAATACGCAACCCACTTATCAAAACAGTAAGCTCCTGTTGATTGGTTCAGTGTAGAGAAGATATCTTTCTCATACCTAAGTGAATGCCAAAACTTACTGACTGGATTCTGCACCCACATCTCACCATTTATCTTTCGTACCTTTTGATCTTCAGCAAACTTTTTAACAGACCAGTTACGTTTCCAGTACGCATCAAGAAGTTTCTGTGCTTCTTTAATAGACAAGCCTGTAGTGCGTGATAATTTAGGTGAGCCTACACCATAGGTTGCAGAATAGTTTACAACCTTATAGTTCTTACGCATAGCTTTTAGCTCAGGCTTTTCACCACGATTATAAGCATCAATGTCAGATTGCTTTACAGCACCAGCATGTTTAGCCAAGTCAAGGTGTGGATCAAAGCCAGCCTGTGACATCTCCTCTACATACTCTGGATCGTAGGGCTTCATGTAATGCCGCTTAGTTGTATCTTCAAGTGATGTCATGTCAGCACCACAAAGAACATAACCCTCTGGTGCAATCAGACAACCACGTATCTCTTTACCCCAAGGTCTATCAACTCCAGGTAGATTTACCAAAGGCTTTCTGTGTTTGAAGCGTAGTGTGTTAGTGAGGCCATCAATCTCTGCCTTCACATAACCATTACGTTCTGTCTCAAGGAAACCTTTGAAGATACCTTGTCTGTGTTGAAGCATAGAGAAATCAGCAAGAACTTTAATAGCAGGGTTAGTCTCTGCTAACAACTCAACAGACCTAGTAAGTTCATTGTCCCAACGGACTTGAGGTATCTTACGTACTGACCCATCATCCTCTTTTACTTCTTTAAACCTACAAGGTTCCCAACCAAGAGAGAACAACCACTCTTTGATTTGAGGGTTTGACTTAGGGTTAGGTTCATCCCAACGTTTGATAACCTCAACGTCACCGTCATGATGGGGTGGTAGATTGTGCTCTGCCAATAAAGCAAACCACTTATCACCAAGTGAAGATAGTGACCCGTCCTTCTTGAAGCAAGCTTTTGGTTTACGTTTGATAGCTACAACTTTTCTCTTTGGCATAACCTGTTTAAGTTCAGACTCTTTATCTGTGATGAGTTTGTCAAGATCATCGTAGCATTTCTGTGCTAACTCCCTATCTAGCTTCCAACCAACTTGCTCTGCAGTAGCAGCACAGTTCATCTTAAATTCTAGATAACGGAAGAACTTGTCTAACTCTTTTTTATCTTGATAAAGAAACATAAACCGTTTCAGTAAGTCTTTCCAAAGCATCCAGTTAATCTTGACATCCTCTGTACAACGGTGTGCATACTCTTCCAAAGAAAGGTTTTGCCAGTCATCAATCTTAGGTTTAGGGATACCGAAGTCTTCACCAAAAGATTCAAGCCCATGCTTGTTACCTGCCCGTGTGTAATTTAATACCCACGACATAGGTAAGGTGTCAAACAGACGTGCTTTGATGTTGATGCCAAGTATCTTTTCAAGAAGAGGTACATCGTAACGCACAATGTTGTGGCCGATCAAACCATTCTGAGACAAGATGAGATTACGCATGTCGTTATAGTCAAACAAAGTGTCGTAGTTAATACCATCGTAGGTATAAGATAAGCAGTGTATCTTCGTAGCATCATCCAAAAGGTTGTCAGCTTCTACGTCAAATACAATCATGCTGCTATATCACTCCTTTCATACGGTGGTTCTTCACTAAGCAGTGTAGTTTCTGGATCATAGTAGACTGACCCTGCCTTACCTAACTTAGAGAATGGTCGGTTCTTGTCAACAATAAACTCAGTAGTATTCTGAAGAATCTCGTCTTCAGATTCTACATCACGTTCTATCTTTACACAAATGATAGCCTCCTCTTCAAGAGAAGCTGCATACTTTGTACGCCCATCATCATTGACCTGTGATATAAAGATCACACCTATGTTCAACTCTTTGGCGAGCTGTGCCATACGTGAACCTAGTGTAGTCAGTGTGCTTGTAGCCCCATCAACTCCTGACTGTGATAGGTAAGCCAGTCGTTGTACGTGGTCAACAAAGATGAAGTCAGCACCGTATACCGATGCCGACAGTCTTACATAATCAAGCAGCTTAAGAGGATCATCATGGCTACGCATTTCAAAGATGATAGTACGTTCACCCTGTGTTATATCCTGAGCTGCTTTGATTACCTCTGGTTCACTAAAGCCATTATCCCTAGCATCATCTTTGGTTCTTACATTGACACCAAGTTGATAGGTGGCCATAGCCCGATACGTTGTAGACTTCATCTCCTCCATGTGCAAGAGGGCAATGCGTGTAGCTCCATCACGCAACAAGCCAGTCTCAAAGTATCGGATAACTTCGGTCTTACCAGTACCACGAGGAGCTTTGATAAAGGTAAGACCGCCCTTAACCATACCCCTGATCTTATCATCAAGGCCAGAGTGACCAGTAGGTACATACTCGTAAGGGTTTTCGTTTAGGATAGCTGCTTCCACATCTGCATCAGAACAGAAGAAGTTTTCTGGTGAATAACGTTGTGGCTTCTTAGCAGCCCACATCAATTCGTTACCATCACCTGCAGTTAGAAAGTCATTAGCATCCTTATGCTTTGTCATCGGAACAAACCAAAACTTATCTGGAAAAGCTTGATATAGTTTGTCCGCTGCTCTGCGACCTGCGTCATCAAGCTCACCTGCATACACAATCTCTTTGAAAGACGAAAGGTATGGGTGATTGTGCTTGATGAACTTCTCACCGATAGATGCGCTGGGTAAAGACTTTACAGGAAACGTCTTGCCTAAGATCTGATATAAAGATGCAGCATCGAACTCACCTTCGGTAAGATAGATACGTTGACTGGTACCCGCATTAAACTCTGGGCCAAAGAGAAAGTGCATACCAAGTCCACGGTCTTTGACCCAAGACCTAGACTTATCGTCAACCATTCTATACTTAACTGTGTGCGGGTACTTGTACGCATAACGTACTGGCTTACCCTCATTAGTTTGTATTTGTATTCCGTATAGTTCACAGACTTCAGGGTCAATACCTCTGATGCCTTCGAACGTCATACCATTTACAGGTATATCCATAGGGTTTCTCCTCTCCTTTAGGGGATACTCTGATCTTACCCAATCGAAAGTCTCTGGCATATCTTTCATTGGATAAGAGTTGCCGCAGGAATGACAATGACCGAAGCCATCATCGTTCCAATTAAAAGCGTCGCTTGATCCGCAATCTACGTACGGACAGGCTAAGTGTGGGTTATCGTTGTCTGCCATTGAGTAGCTCCACTAACATTTCCAGCATCATTAATACTGAAACCACAGGCCAAGTCAAGGCTAATCTTATAGGTGCATTTGGATTGTCTTCATCCGCAGCTTCAGTAATACCTAATACAAAGATAGCTCCAAGCAGGTACATACAAGCTGCACCTGATAAAAAATCCATCATCTTTTTCTCCTCAGTTGTAATTTAAATACACCCTCTGGACTATTCAGAGCTGCATAAATATCAAGAAACTGTTGGTAAGTTAGAATTACCATCTCGTATGCATTAGCATCGTAATCAAACTGTCGAATGTAAACTAGAGCATCATCGCCCAAGATTACTTCTACATCATCACATTCAGCACTCTCGTCAATAGTGGTGATGATAGATGCATCGGGTTCAAACTCAACGGTAAACATTGTCAGTCTTTCCTATGTGATCCTCTATAAAATCGTACACTATCTGCATGTCTAACTCAGCAGCAGCACAGTAGAGTACAAGCTTCAGCCCCTCACTAGCCAACATCTCACGTACATCATCGTCTAGTTGTACTGTGAATGTAGCTGAACCATCTTCATGTTCCTCTACATTTTCTACACCAATCATCCCAGTCATTCTGCATACTCCTTCAGTGCTTCCCAAGATATTGGGTACAGGTTTTCCATCTCCTCGTCAATAGCATCTGCTACCACACGAGTCTCTGCCTGTGTATCATCTTTACATCGTAGGCTACACATCTTGGCAAAGGCAAAGAGTGAGCCAGACCAGTACCACTCAGTCATCATAGACTGTGGCAATACCATACGTGCTTGCTCCTCACATGTACCTAGCTCTAGCATACGTCTGTATGTTCTTGCTGCACCCTTGGTAAGCTGATCATACTTGTTTTGTACAGCTTTCTTTGCACCACTATCAAGTGGTCCACCACTTCCTTGTTTCTTATCTCCTGATGCTTCACGCCAGTGTGGATCAAAGAACTCTGGTTCAGAATTGACATACCTACGGCTGATCTCGTTCCAAGGCATGTACTCATGCTTGACTAGCTGTCGGGCCACAAAGATCGGTGCCTTGACATGGAAGGTAGCAAAGGCATGGTTGAATGGTGACTTGTGCTTGTGCTTGGCTAGGTACATGATAAGTCTGCAATCCTTAGTAGACAGTACCTTAGCTTCACCGTTGTGTACCCTCGGTAACCAGTCAGATTTCTTACCAAAGCTAACACGTGCTGCATTTACCACTGATAGGTCACTGCCCATGTGGTCAATGTAAGTTACTTCAATCATTCTTTTTGTCTCCTCGCTAGTGCGTTAGTTGCAGTTTTAAAACTGAACTTATTGTATGGGTTCAAACTTGCTACACTCTTATGCCCTGAAACAGATTGAATTGCAAGGTGGTCAATACCACTCTCAATCATCTGGACAATAGCAGTCTTACGCAAGTCACCCACCTGTAAATCTTCGGGTAATCCAGCCTCATCTTTAACCTCACGTAGCATGGCAGTCATCTGCTGAATAGACATAGGTCTATAGGCATTGTCTTGTGGCCTGTGATGAGGTACTACATATTCTTGGAAGTCTAGATCTTCCTTCTGCTCAGAAAGCATATCATAAAGATTGTCTGGGATTGGTAACTCTACTGTAGATCCACGCTTACTTTGCGTTATCGTAACCTTGCGTTCCTCTAGGTCTATGTTGTCCCACTCAAGGTTACGGATATCTACTGGACGTTGACCCCACTCATAGCACATCAATACTATCAGTCCGATACTACGCCATTCAAATTTAGTAAAGGCAGTGTCAAGAAACTTCATCACCTGATCGTGTGTCCATGTGACAGAACGGGGTGTAGCTTTACGCTTCTTAACTCTAGCCATTGGGTTGTGAGTTATGAACTCAAGCATACACATATGGTTCATGAGAACAGAGAACACCCTCGCACAATGGTTTGCGTTGGAGGTGGATGTCTCTGCTTCCCAAGTGTCGTACAACTCAACACACATAGGAACGTTAATTTTATCAAGCATAACATTACCTAGTGTCTTGCCCATTACAGACATACGACAGAAAGAATTGAGGTTGTACTCGTAGTTTAACTGGGAGGAACGTGACAGTGAGTTAAACTGTCGGGAATGTAGGTAGTTAAACACAGCACCTTTAAATCTCATATCTTTCCTATCCAATGTGTACAGTCATCATGCGGGTCATCCATATTGGACTCCTGGCCCACCCCGCAGGACTCGAACCTGCAACCCCCTGATTAGAAGTCAGGTGCTCTATCCAGTTGAGCTAGGGGTGGTACATTAAGTATTACTTAAAGTATCTCTACTACTTTAATTATTTTAGTAGTAAAGAACTTTAAGTTATACTTTAAGTATTATATACGTCAACTTAAATCTTCTGTCAAGTGCGACATTTTGTCATGAGTATCTACGACTAGCATAATTATCCATGTAGTTGTAAAAATGTGACATGTCGTCTATCTGACACTCTTCCATTAAGCTGTAAGGTGTAAAGCCATAGGAGGATAGTAACTCTGCTACAGCTTGAGGGTAGTCAATCACTAGATCCATCAGTGCATCAACGTCACTATTTTCTTTAGTGTTATCAATAACATAAGAGCCTTTGTCATAGTACAGTGACTCTACTACAGAGGGGTCACGTTTGAATACTAGCTTAGACCAATCAGCAGTCTCAAGTGCAGCGATCAGTTGATCAAGATACTCAAGGTCTTGTGTCTCATTGACACCATGTTGTCCATAGTAACCGACACTGATGTTGGTACACTCAGGGATGAGCATGGAGTATTCATTACTGTCAGTGTAGGAACCACCATCATCAGGTTTCAGTTGAGGCATCTTCAAAGCATCAGAGAATGATCGAGCAAACTCATCCGATGCAGTACGCATACCCATCTGGTGTGTGATCACAGACTTGTCACCGTAACGGTCAAAGGATATTACAGCTTTGGTGTACATCATCCAGTCAGGCATGTCATCTACCAGTGCAGCACTACCCTTACAACCAACCTCTTCAGCTGCATGAACAACATAGGTACCTTCAACACCTGCCTCAATCATGTGAAGCATGATGTATATACCAGTGGTACAGTCAGCACCAAGGCAGTTGGATGTCTTGCTGTCAGCCACAGACACAACATCATTGGTAACAACAATCTTTTGCATACCCTCAGTCTTGTGTACTGTGTCATGGTGTGCAGTAAAGCACAGGTGTGGCTCATATCCCACTTGTGTGACATAATTACCATGCTCATCAGGTTCACCGAACACAGGTTCGAGAAACCTTTTACAAAATTCTTTCTGGGTAAAGCTACCCTCTGGCCGCTTGTACCGCAGCATCTCTACTAAACTATGCATCTAATTCTAACTCCTCTTGCACCTGTTCCCACAGGCCATCATCATTTATTTTCCAGAATGAGTTTGGATCTTCATCTAACTCATCCTTGGATACAGTCTCACCATTATCAAGATTACACTTCTGATCATTAGGGTACAGCTCATTGTCCCAATCAGATGTAAAGTAGTCATTGATATCATCGGGAGATATGAATTGGTTTTCATACTCACAGTACACAGCATCATCAATGTGCCAGTACTCATTGTCACTACACTCAACGAACACATCACCATCATATACGATACGTTCATACACTTGGACTGACTCGTGTTGACCACCGTAGGCTACACGGTAGCATGTAATCATCTGATCATTGTGGACAGTTTCCTGCCAGTAGTCACAGAAACTGTGCTCATCGTAGTAACATGACTCGCAGTAGTGTTGATCATTATACTCTGAATAGAAGTAGTCATCCTCAGACAAGTGCTCACCACACTCACGACAGCTAGTGTAGTGTCCTCCAAGGATACCGTTGTACTGACTGGCGTCAATCTCACCACGGCGGTGAACTTCCAAGTAATTACCAGTATCAGTTAATGATTGTGGTGTCAAGTCAAGATATGGTGCAAGAAATCCACCATCTTCTTCAATACGTTGTAACCTAGCACCAACCCAACAGGCACCATTGTCATACAGGGTAGCCTTGAGCTTGTGTAGGTACTCCTCGATCATGTCTATAGACTGCTCAGATACACCGTACACTGGCCCTGCCTGTCTAGGTTGGCCTTGCTTGTAGTACACGACACACCGACTAGCCACCATGTTGTTTTGGTCAGTGGTGTAGATGATGGTGAAGTCACCACTTGCGTATGCCGTAGCAGGGTGAGCACTAAGGTGGTCGAACTCGTGGCGCATACAACTACAGGCCATTGACTTACGTCCTGGTGTAGTCTGAATATTCTCTGACGGCGACTGCTCACCTGCATAGGCGAAGGCAAAGTCATCTGCATCTTTGGATGTGTGTAAGGTAAGCTCACGTGGGGCAAACTCCTGTAAGAATGCATCGGTAATCGTGATGATAGACTTGTGGTCAAGCTCAGGGAACATCATCTTGATTGCACGTGCAGGTTTCATTGCAGTGAGACGATCCTCGTCACGGTTCTTCTGC